TTCTTTTTCCTTAAATACATCCTGGATGTATGTTTTTGCAGTTTCAGATAAAACTTCTGATTTTGTTCTTGCGTCAGTCATCAACTTCCCAAGTGATGAACATCTAAATAGTAATTCGCTCATTATAATGGATATTTTTCGTTTATATATAAATTAATCATAAAATCTATTTGCTTTGTTGCCTCCATTAGCTGACATTGAAGTTTAGTTATGTTTTTAATATCCCATTCATAATGCTTTGGATAACCATTTGTTTTATTATTTAATGGATTTAAATATCTTATCAATATAGATTCTGTATATAACCTATGGTCATTATGATTTATTGGAATTATATAAGCATATTTCCAATCCTTATTTTCATTTTTACAATGAGATAATAATCTTTGTCTCATATTTTTGCTTTGACCTACATAAATAATCTTATTATTTTCATTATGTAATATGTAAACTCCAGCTAAATCTGATTCATATAATGTGTGATTTGTAACTAAATATCCAAACTCACTAATTTCCGATGCGTTTTCTATTCTTATCATAACAAAGAGATTACTGCTTTTTGTACTTCCGTTAATTCAAATTGACTTAATGGCTTTAAGAATTGCTCCTTTGTTATTTCTCCAGTGTCCACCTTTGTAAGTCCATTATCAAATCTTTCTTGTGGCATTGTAGGTTTCTTATTAACGTGTTTAGTAACATCGTTAGCGTCATCGTCTTGCATCGACAAAGAAAGTAAACTTTGAACGGAATAACGTCTAAAGTAAGAAATACATCCGCCTAATTTTTGAGGGTCATTAATCTCAGGTAGTTTGATTTCAGATATAAACTCCTCACCCGTTTCGATGTCAATTACTATGCTTTGCACACATCCATTTGCGATAGGTTGTAAGAGCAGCAAATTGTACTTGTGTAGTATCGGTTCAACAACATCTAAAATAGTGTTTAAATCAGCATATTTTGATTTAAAAAAAGGATTGTCTGCTGACTTGTTAATCTTTCCGATTGCTTGTTTAGCTAAATGTAGCTTGTAATAAATTCCGTTAACTCGTGGAATTGCGTCTTCAAATTTTTCTACGTTTTTCATGTTATTTTGGTTTTAAATTGTTTACAAATATAATAGTTTTTAACTAATCAAACTAATTAATTGTATTTTTTTATTAATTCTTCCTGGAGCAGTCTCATTTGAAAGTAGTTTTCACACTTCAATACTTTCTCTTCTACCTCAGTAATCAAAGGATTCTCAATCGTAAATTCGTTTTCTTCTAGGTCTCTCAAAATAACCGAATAAATATATTTAAAATCAATTTCGTTTTTTAAGTTGTCAAACTGTTTCAAAGCGTAAACAATGTTTGAATGGTCACGATTCAATGCCTCTCCAATTTTACATAAAGACCAACCTTTGTTTCTTAAATATTTACTGATAACAAACCTGGCGTAAACCTTATCTCGTTTGCGTGATTTCGTGTTTACCTCATACTTTGCAATCACTTCGTTTAATAGTTCTTTATTCTCCATCTTCTTTAAAATTTTCGTCACACCATTTACGAAATGACTGTTGTATATTTATTTGTTGTTCCATTGCTTCAATGTCTGCTGAATCTACCATGTGAGAATCAAATGAGCGTATTGCGTTGATAAGTAAATTACGTTTCATTTTACTTACTCGTTTCATTGGTATATCTTCAAGGAAATCAGCTAAAGTTGGCAGCACCTGGATAGCTAGTATTTTTTCGTTTATTGTCATAATGCTTTTATTTCTCGTCTAACATCAAACCAATACATTGCTTGTTCAAAATTTTGTAGTTTAACCATTTCTATTCGAACATTCTCGGCAACATATAACGCAGCTTGTTTAGCTACTGCATTAATTAACGCTTCAGTTCCACCTAATAAAGAAACGTCATATCTTGTAAATTCGTAAATGCTAAATGCTTTTTCTTTTGCTGTCATTTGTTCTCGTTTAATTTAATTCTACGGATTTCATTCATTAACTCCATGTTGTAGGTTGTAAAATGCTGCTTCCTATGCGCATCATTCACTCCCATCGGAGGAGTATAGGTATTTTCTGCCTTTGTAGGCTTTACATTTTTGTTCAAAAAGTTCTTAATTAGCTGCATTATGTTCTAGTTTTTCGTAAATTAATGATTCAATTGTTTCAATGTATTTATCTAGTAAAGAAAAAACGTCTTGTTTTCCTATTTCTACTTCAAGAATATCAATGTAATTAACATCGTCTTCTATTATTTCGTAGGTAACATCTATGTCTACTCCTTCAATTGTTACTGTTGTTTTGTGTGTCATTCTTCGTTTAGTTTAAGTGTAAAATAATAGTTTTCTGCAACATCAATTGCCAAAGTGATTTGATTAGCGGAAATCCAATCGCCTTGCTCAAGATAAAATTCTTTGATTATCTCTAGTTGTTTAATTGTTTCGTTCATGTTTTCTTGTTTTTAAAGGTTAAAATTATAGGGGAATTTCACCCCTTTTTTTTTAGTTTATTTTATATTTTGTTTTTAATTCAATTCGTATTTTTGAATAAAATTCACTCATTTGATTTTCGTTCATTTCTTTAGTTATATAAGAATATTTAGAAAATTCTTTAGATAAAATTAAGTACCATTCTGTTCTTGTTATTGTTTTCATAATTTTGTTTTTTTGTTTAATTGATATATGCAAATATATGTACTTTGTTTATAACTACAATCTTTTTTCACAATTATTTTTCATTTATTTTTAGTTTCTCAATGTTTTCAATGGTTTCAGCGCATAAAAAAAGGAGACTTTTACATCTCCTCTTAACCTAAACATGAAAAACAAAACTTGTTAACTGCTGCAAATATAGTAAAATACTCTTTACAAAATCATATGTTTTTGCATATAATATTTTACATTATGGCGTTTTTATATGTAATTGCATATTATTTTATGTTATTCTTCATTTTCCATTGTAACCAATCAATGAAAGTTTTGTTGTTTATTTTGTACGAAGCATTACCACATTCACAACTCATGTAATGTTGGATCGTTCCCGCTGCTGTTGTATATGTTTTTCTCAATCTAATGTTGTAGCTGCTACATTCAGGACATTCGAATTTATCTCCACCACGTAAAACTGCAAAATTCACTTTTTTCTTTGTGTATGGCTGTAGTTTTTCAAATACTTTCTCCAAGACAATTACATCCATGTCGCAATATTCAACCATTCGCTTCAAGGCTTCAGCATCCTTATCAAAAATAATACTTTTCCACATATCCATGCCTTCATGTTTTAGCTTTGCTCCAACTCCAAGAAACTTTGCGATATAATCTAACTTATTTGAATTAAAATTAAACTGACTTTTAGCGTGTTTAAGAGTATCAATTGACTGATACTGCGGAAACATCTCTATACCATGAAATAAGCAGCGTGTACGTAGCCATTTGATGTCGAATCTATCACCGTTGTGTGCTATGATTTCATCCGCTTTATTTAATTGTTTGATGAATGCTTTAAGTAGTTTCTTGTCGCATTGGTTTTCATCCCATTCTAAATGATGTACTTCATCTTTTCCCTCCCATTTCCAGCTAACGCAGATAATTGCTCTTTCTTTAATTATATCATCAGGCTGAATGGTTAAGTTGTAGCCGCTTCTCCAAAAGATACCAATGTTAAAACTTGTTTCAATATCGAAAAATAATCTTTTTCTTATCATTAGGTATAATTAAAAAGCCCAATTAAGGGCTTGTTGTTACTGTGCTATCTCAAAATGCATCCAATCGTAGTTCTTCTCCCTACCTAAACTTAGAAATCCATGCTTGTAGAAAATATCAATCATTGCTTTATATTCAGGTCTTGCAAACCTTGCTGTTTTAGACGTTTCTTTCAATAGGTTTCGCTGCGGATCAAGATCAATTGCTACCCCCCAAGAATGTCTACTTAATTGTGTACCGCCTCGCATTACCCGGTAATTAAAACAACCTCCGTATTTGTTGATTCCTAAACGATTGATTTCTTCTAAACCGTAATGCGCTAGAATATCCTCAAAAACTGCAAGAAACTTATCCGCTACCAGCTTATGACATCGCATTTTAGAAACTGGCTTACCATCGTAAATAAATGGATAAGGTAGTACAATCGTTTTTAAATAAGTCCCTTCAGGATTAGGCGCACCGTATTTGGCAATTAATTCTTTTGTTGTCAGCATCTATTTACATTTAGTTGTTTAGTGTAAACATATTAATTGTGTATTATATCACACTTTTCATAGTTATTTCTGCTTAATGCTTGTTATAATATACTTAATTGTGCAACGGATTGCACTATCTTCTTAAATAAACTTTTGCCAAAGCTATCACAAATCCAAGCACAAAACAAATAATTAGAATTTTAATAGGGAAATTATACTTTTTCTTGATTGTTTTATACTCAGTTTTTACTTTATATTTTACAACTTCAATCGAATCTCGTTTAATCTTACATATTAGACGTTCTTGCAGTCTCGTTTTAGGCACAAAAAGCTAGTTTCTATGAGTCACGTTTATGGAAATATTTGGACATGAATAAAGACTTATTTCCCAATTTCATTTCACCTTTAAATAGAGATTCAGATATTAGACCATCTATCCAACAAACGCAAGGATTTAACGATTCTATAATCTTTTTATAAATAAACCACAATGCTTGAAATTTTAGAAACAATTAAGAAACATGGTGCTTTAGGAATGACTGTCATCGCATTGATTTGGATGAACACCAGGTTAAATTCAGTTGAAGATAAATTGTATAATTGTCTAAGCGCAAACCAAGAAATACGTCAAGCATCAACGCATAGTAAGGTGGAGATAAAAGAAAAACTAATTGCGATACTCCCAAATGATAGAAAAAATAAAAAGTTTATTTCGTGATACTTTAAAAAAGGAAGGTAAATGGTCAAGAACTTCGCTTACAATGTTCACTTCATTTGCTATTTGTGTGCTTGTTGGCTTAATAGATTTTTTTATGCATGGTTTTAATACTGAAGTATTCTTCGGTTTTCTTTCAGTTGCGGTAGGCAGCAAGATTTCAGATTCATTCAGTAAAAAATTAGAAAAATGAAAATAAATTTCTCTCATTTAATCGCCTTTATTTGGGCCTGTTTGATTTCAATCCTTTGGCTTATATTTATGACTGGCTGTTCAGCTTCATTCCACTACGGAAAAGCAGTTAAAAAAGGCATGAGATGTGAAACAATTTCTGATACAATCGAGATTCAAAAGATTGATTCAGTATTCATAAATAATGAATGGGTAAAGTATGTTACCAAGTATGACACAATAGTGCGTTACAATCAAGTATTCGTGCCTAAAACAAGGTATCAAATCAAAACGGAATATAAAATAAAACGAGATTCAATAGAAGTTGTAAAATACAAGACCAAAACTGAGTATAAAACAATCAAGAAAAAGTGGAATTTCCCTATTAAAATTCTAATTATTTGCTTTGCTATTGGATTTGTGATAGCTTTGGCAAAAGTATATTTAAGAAGATAGTATATTATTAAGTATATTTCACCAAGATTAAGCAGAAATAACTATTGAAAGTGTGATATATTGCACAATTAATATGTTTACAGTAAACAACTAAATGTAAATAGAGATGCTGACAACGAAAGAATTAATTGCCAAATATGGCGCACCTAATCCTGAAGGGACTTATTTAAAAACTATTGTGTTACCTTATCCATTCTTATACGATGGTAAGCCCGTTTCAAAGATGCGATGTCATAAACTTGTAGCGGATAAATTCCTAGCAGTTTTTGAGGATATTCTAGCGCATTACGGACTAGAAGAAATTAATAAACTTGGTATAAACAAATACGGTGGTTGTTTCAACTACCGGGTAATGCGAGGAGGTACACAATTGAGCCGCCATTCTTGGGGTGTTGCAATAGATTTAGACCCTCAAAGAAACACATTAAAAGAAACGTCTAAGACTGCCAGGTTTGCAAGACCAGAATATAATCCTATGATTGATATTTTTTACAAGCATGGATTTATTAGTTTAGGAAGAGAGAAGAACTACGATTGGATGCATTTTGAAATAGGTAGCTAAATGGAATATAGACCACGATTAAACGAAAGTGAGTACAATCTAATTTTAAAGCATCGAGAAAACAATGAAACAAGAGTCTTGTGTATAGGAGACTTACATGAGCCATTTTGTTTAGATGGTTATCTTGAATTTTGTAAGCAGATTTACACTAAATATCAATGTAATAAAGTAGTGTTTATTGGAGATGTCATAGACAATCATTTTAGTTCTTACCACGAAACAGATGTAGACGGAATGTCGGGAGGTGAAGAACTAGATTTGGCTATTAGTAAAATATCTAAATGGAGAGATGCATTTCCAATAGCTGACGTTACAATTGGAAATCATGACCGTTTAATAATGCGTAAGGCTCAAACGGGAGCAGTCCCTAGAAAGTGGATTAAAGCATATAAAGAAGTCTTGGAAACTCCACAATGGAATTTTACTGAAAGAGTAGTAATTGATGGCGTTCAATATGTGCATGGCGAGGCGGGAACTGCAAAGGCTAAATGTAGAGCCGATATGATGTCAACCGTTCAAGGGCATTTACATACGCAATGTTATACCGAATGGTTTGCGGGTGCTAACTTTAAAATATTTGGTGCGCAAGTAGGTTGCGGAATAGACCACGATGCTTATGCAATGGCTTATGCTAAAGCGGGAAAGAAGCCTATTATAGGATGCGCAGTTATAATAAATGGTAAAACTTGCATTAATGAATTGATGGAGTTATAAAAATTACTATATTTGCGACAGTTAACAAGTTTTTGTTTTTCATGTTTAGGTTAAGAGGAGGTGTAAAAGCCTCCTTTTTTTATGCTATAACCTTAAATTATTTCAAGATTTTAAAGCTATAACCTTAAATTAAATATTTTTTTTATGCGCTGAAAGTATTGAAAACATTGAGAAACTAAAAATAAATGAAAAATAATTGTTTAAAAGTATTATTTATATAAACATTATATGTAGATTTGCATATATCAATTAAACAAAACATTATGAAAAACATGAGTACAATAAAAGAATTAGATTTAAAAATGATAAAAATTGCAACAGCAAATAATTTGACAGTTGAGCAATTTAAAAAACTACCAAGAAAAAAATTTATAGCAATGTGTGATAAATTTAATAATAAATAATAAATCTTAAAAACATGAACGAAACAATTAAACAACTAGAGATTATCAAAGAATTTTATCTTGAGCAAGGCGATTGGATTTCCGCTAATCAAATCACTTTGGCAATTGATGTTGCAGAAAACTATTATTTTACACTTAAACAAAACGAAAAATGAAACACGAAATAACAGTAACAATTGAAGGAGTAGATATAGACGTTACCTACGAAATAATTGAAGACGATGTTAACTACATTGATATTCTTGAAGTAGAAATCGGAAAACAAGACGTATTTTCTTTACTAGATAAATATATTGAAACAATTGAATCATTAATTTACGAAAAACTAGAACATCATGCAGCTAATTAAGAACTTTTTAAACAGAAATGTAAAGCCGACAAAGGCAGAAAATACATATACTCCTCCAATGGGAGTAAACGATGCGCATAGAAAGCAGCATTTTACAACGTACAACCTGGAGTTAATGAATGAGATACGTAGAATCAAATTAAACGAGAACAAATGACAACAAACGAAAAAATACTAGCTATCCAAGTGCTGCCAACTTTAGCAGATTTCCTTGAAGATATACCAATGAAACGAGTAAGTAAAATGAAACGTAATCTTTTAATAAACGCAATACGCTCATTTGATTCTCACATGGTAGATAGCGCAGACATTGAAGCAATGGAGCAACAAATAAATATACAACAGTCATTCCGTAAATGGTGTGAAGAAAATTTTAAAGAAGATGGAGAATAAAGAACTATTAAACGAAGTAATTTTAAAATACGAGGTAAACACGAAGTCAAGAAAACGAGATAAGGTTTACGCCAGGTTTGTTATTAGTAGATACCTTAGAAACAAAGGATGGAGTTTATGTAAAATCGGAAAGGAATTGAATCGAGACCATTCAAGTATTATTTATGCATTAAAGCAATTTGATATTTTAAAAAACGAAATGGATTTTAAGCATATTTATTCGGTTATTTTAAGAGACTTAGAAGAAACAGAATTTACGATTGATAACCCTTTGATTACGGAGGTAGAAGATAAAGTTTTAAAGTGTGAAAACTACTTTCAAATGCGACTGCTCCAGGAAGAATTAATAAAAAAATACAATTAAATTAGTTTGATTAGTTAATAAGTATTATATTTGTAAACAATTTAAAACCAAAACAAAATGAAAAACGTAGAAAAATTTGAAGACGCAATTCCAAGAGTGAACGGAATTTATTACAAGCTACATTTAGCTAAACAAGCAATTGGCAAGATTAACAAGTCTGCTGACAATCCTTTCTTTAAATCTAAATACGCTGATTTAAACACTATTTTAGATGTAGTTGAGCCAATCTTACACAAGTACAATTTACTGCTATTACAACCTATCGCAAATGGATGTGTGCAAAGCATAGTGATTGACATCGAAACGGGTGAGGAGTTTATCTCTGAAATCAAATTACCTGAAATTAATGACCCTCAAAAATTAGGCGGATGTATTTCTTACTTTAGACGTTATTCCGTTCAAAGTTTACTTTCTTTGTCGATGCAAGACGATGACGCTAACGATGTTACCAAACACGTTAATAAGAAACCTACTATGCCTCAAGAAAGATTCGAGAACGGACTTACAAAGGTAGACTCTGGTGAAATAACTAAGGAGCAATTCTTAAAGCCATTGAATCAATTTGAATTAACGGAAGTACAAAAAGCAGTAATCTCTTTGTTATGACACCAAAAGAGAAAGCAAAGGAGTTATTTGATAAATTTGATAAATCAGTAAACACAATTACTTCTTACCCAATAAAAAGATGCGCATTAATAGCAGTTGATGAGATAATTGATATTGCATATTGGGAATACATGGAAAGCATGGGGGAACAAGAAGAAAAGTATTGGGAAGAAGTTAAACAAGAAATACAAAAATTATGAAAGAGTTATTATTTAGATGTTCATCACTTGGGAAGCTGATGACTGACGCAAGAACAAAATCAGAAGTTTTATCTGAAACTGCAAAAACATACATCCAGGATGTGTTTAAGGAAAAAGAATTAGGTATCTATAAAGACTTTTCAAGCCGATATACTGACAAAGGTATACAAATGGAAGACCAAGCTATTCAATTTGCTTCTGAGGTATTAAATTGGGAGTTTGTAGTAAAAAACGAAACTAGATTTAACAACGAATGGTTAACGGGTGAGCCTGACATTTGTACAGACAATCTTTTAGCAGATATTAAATGCTCCTGGAATGGTAGTACGTTTCCGATGTTTGATTCATCGTTAAAGAATAAAGATTACTATTGGCAGATGCAAGGGTACATGATGCTAACGGGACACGATAGTAGCGAACTTGTTTATTGTTTGATGAATACACCATTTGAAATAGTTGAAGATGAGGTGAGAAGAGAGCATTGGAAACTACATTTAATTGACGAAGACTTAGATGTTAGAAATGCGGTACAACTTTCACACAACTTCGACCAAATACCGAATGAGTTAAGAATAAAAAGATTCATTGTGCAAAAAGACGAAGAAGCACAAGCAAAGATAATTGAACGGGTCAAAGAGGCTCGTCAATATTACGAACAATTAAAAACAATTTTATTATGAGTTCATTAATTAATTTCAGTATCAAAAACGCACAAGGTGGGTACGATAAGTACACTATGATTGTAAACGACAAACAAGACGATTACGGCAATAATGCTAGTATTATTGTAGCGCAGTCGAAAGAAGACCGAGAGTCCAAAATGCCTAAAAAATATGTAGGTAACGGAAAGGTAGGTTGGACTGATGGCAAGATTGTCAAAGCTGAGTACGTTGAAAGAACGGAAGCAAAACCTACGGGAATGTCAATGCAATCTTCAAATAGTACTGATTTACCATTCTAATAAATTGAGGGTGTAAAAGCCCTCTTTTTGGATTGTATTTTAATTAAAAAACTGGACTTTTATGGCTGATATAACGATGTGTACGGGCGATGATTGCCCACT